GGTACTGCTATACCCGATGAGGTACTGAATGACTTCATTGAGATCGCTCTGACCCGTGCTACACGGGCACTAAGGATACCTTCGCTGGAGAGCTTTCAAACACTACCGATTAACTCCGATGGGTACGCCCAACTTCCGTACGACTTCCAAGAAGCCAAGGAAGTATATATCATTGTCAACGATAAGCGTGTCTTACTGGAGCGTAAAGCTATCAACGAGGTGGACTGGAACTACAACCGCTCCTCGGGTATAGCAGTACCTTGCTTCTTTGGCCGGTTCGGGAACTACCTCCGTGTAGCCCCTTGGAACGGTGCACAGGATGCACTGCTGAATCTTTATTACTACAACATTATACCTCCGATGCCTACCGATGATTCCACGAACTGGTTCACTCTGTATGCCCCGGAGGTTTTGCTTTATGGGGCAATGGTTGAGCTGTGTAACTACACCCGGGACATGGACGGGATGTCGGTATGGAACAGCAAGTTCAATGAAGCAGTAAACATTATACAGGGTGTCGAGGACCGTGCCGAGTGGCGGGGTAGCACCGTAGCTATATCACTGAAAGGGAGTACTCCGCGATGACAGGTTTTTACGAGGGCACAGGTGGGGCAATTGAGCCAGTACCCCACGATCTTAACTTCCACGATGACGTGTACATCACTGGCCCGCTGGATGGTCAGATACTTGTCTACAACGCAGACACAGGGCTGTGGGAGAACGCAGATGATACCGCTGGTTCGGTTGAACTCCAGCTTGGGCAGCTCACTGACGTTGACCTGAACACCCTCGCGGACGGGCAGGTGATTGTCTATCAGGCTACTACCCAGACATGGGTGAACGCTAGCCCTACAGGGGATGGTGGTGGTCCTATAGGGCTTGGTGAGCTGACGGACGTAACCCTGACTGCCCCTACCCAGAACGATAGGCTGGTATACGATGGTGGGCAGTGGGTCAATACTGGCTCTACCCAGTCCCTTGAGAACCCGGTTATCATCGGTGACGGCTCGACTGGTTCGGACGCTACCCTGATCCTGAACGCTGGTAATACAATTAACGAGGATACTTCGCAAGTTGAGTACCACGCTAATGGGATTGTGCAGGCTGTAACGGGTACTCAGGTTACTGATAGCGGTGACAGGGCTAGGTACTTCACTTCCGTGATGACTCCCGGGGCTAGTGAACCCACGCTGGTAAGCCTTATCTGGGCTAACCCGGATACTCCCACCCAGACTGAGTTCGCTCTGGCTAACAAGACCCAGTTCCGTATCTATGACGGGGAAGGGACTGCTGCCATCAACAGGACATTCGAGACCTTCGGTACTCAGGAGAACTCCAACGGTATTCGGGTAATTGATCCTACCTCTGGTGTATCCGGTGTACACAATGCGTCAACCTCTAGCTATAACGAGGTACGTGTCAACCGCCACGGTACATCCACAGCCGCTATAACCGCTAGGGCTACAAGTGCTGCTGACGGTGCTTACATCGACATTGACGGGTACCTCAACATTACCGGTGGGAATAATGGCGTTATCAAGAGGTCAGGTGTCAACAAGCTGAGCTTCGCTGACGCTACCGTTACGAAGATGAATGGTATCTGGGAAGCGGACTCAGGCTTACGTCTCGAGAACGTAGACAACCGATCACAGTACTTCGAACTGTCATGCGGTGTTATCTTTGGTGGTCTGTTCCTAGGCATGTCTCCCAGTTCGAACAACGCTGGGTTCCTGATTCGAGCTAAGTCCGCAGGTGGTGCTTTCTATGACCTCGTGGGTAGCGCAGGGGGTGACCTGACGTGGAGGAACAACCCAGTAGCATTCGCTAATGAAGTCGTGCAGAAGTCCAAGGTACGGGCGGCTCTGCTTAAGATAGCTGAACTCGCTGACCTCAACCCCCAGAAGATGCAGGACCTTGAAGATTACTTGACAGCAGAGGATATTTAAGAATGGCTGATTATGATGGACAGTGGATTGCACAGCTAAACCCTGCTGACCCACAAGGTACCGAGAAGAAGTCCCTCGGTGATAACGCAATACGGGAGATCAAACTAGCACTCAAGAACGCATTCCCGAACTCCCCGATAGGTGACCAGTACCAAGGTACACTGTCTCAGTTGAGTGACCTAGTGGCTAACACCAGCCTGCCTAGGGACCTCATCGTGGCATGGAAACCAAGCGGGGCTATTGGCGAGGGTCCTGTGGGCTGGACGGTATGTGACGGTCGTCCCCGTAAGACAGGTGGTGGCAATGCACCTAACCTGACCAATCGTTTCATAGCGGGTTGGGGACTGGCACAGCCCGGGCAAGAGGGTGGTAATGCTGAGATAGTTATCAAGAACGCTAACGGGACCCTTAAGACATTCACTACGTCCTCAACCGCGTTGAGTCGTTCACAGTTGCCTGACCTTAGCAACAGTATCTATATCAACGTGTCGAACTCCACCTCCTCGGATAACCACGTAGGTACATCCTATGTAGCCGGTGGTTCGAACTCAAGCTTCACACGGCGAGAGAATCCTATCGAGACTGATGGGTTGAATGGTCAGGGGCACTCGCATACCTTTACGATTGACACCACAGGATCAAACACGGGACCTAACGTACCCCCGTACTATGCAGTAGTTTTTCTGATAAAGGACTAACATGGCTTACCAAAGGACAGAGATTGTCGCGCCCAAGGGGATCAATAAGGACATCAGTCCCTATGAACTCCCCCCGGACGTATGGAGTGACGGGTCCAATATCAACTTCCGTAGGAACCGCACTAACAAGCAGCTCGGGTACAAGAACCCCTTCGAGCTGCAAGGTACGTCCATCCAACCCCTGTTCCTGATCTACTTCAGCTTGGGACTGGAGCCGTACTGGGTCTATGCCAGCGAATCCACGGTGATGAAAACCAATGGCTCGGTGAACACTACACTGGCTACTGGGTTCAATGCTACCCGGGACTTCAACTGGAGTGGGTGCAACTTTAACTCCGTTCTGGTTATGAACAACAGGAATAACCACCCCCAGTACTTGCCAGAGGAGCCTGTATCTACTACGTCATACGATACGATGGTGGACCTCCCGTTCTGGGGCGACCCAGCGGATGACACTATCCTGCCCCCTAGTGGGGTATACCAGTGGGGTTCTAACTCCCGCTGTGACGTGATACGTCCGTACAAGAACTACCTGTTCGCTCTGAACTGCTGGGACGATGTAGGGACCCACTACCCGAACATGGTACGGTGGAGTTCCCCTGCCCAGTTGGGTGACGTACCCCCGAGCTGGGACCCTACCTCTCCCTCGGAGCAGGCTGGCCTGTACGCACTGGCTGACACCCCGGGACGGGTACTGGACGGGATGACACTGGGTGACTACTTCGTTGTCTACAAGACCGACAGCGTGTGGTTGCTTCAGTTCATTGGTGGGGACTTCAACTTCTCATTCCGTAAGCTGTTCAGCGATGACGCTGGTATGCTGACCAAGGAGTGCGTAGCTGAGTTCGATGGTAAGCACTTCGTCCTGTCGAACACTGGTGCCTATGTCCACAACGGAGCAACCAAGCAAGAGATCATGGACCCGTGGGTACGGGATGAGTTCTTCAACACAGTGGATGAGGAGCAGCTTAAGAATGCTCGAGTAGTAGCGGACCACGGTAACCATGAGATATGGGTGTACTACACTACGTCTGAATCTCAGACTGGCTGGTGCGATAGGGCACTGGTATGGAACTGGGACTTTGCTAGCTGGTCAATCCGTGAGCTTACTGGTATCTCCTACATTGCTGAGGGCAAGACCAAGGGAGCGTTCGAGGTAGAGGACCCCACTTGGGATACCGATAATGAGATGTGGGAGGACGACATCACTATCTGGAACTCGGATACCTCGTCCAACCCGGATACCCTGAAGCTGATGCTAGCGTCATATCCTGACACGTTACTATACCTGAACGAGTCCGACAACAAGCAAGCTGGTCAGACGATGACTGGGTGGGTGGAGCGCATAGGTATTGACTTCAATGATGACCATGACTTCAAGTACCTGACTAGGGTGATACCTCACATCACTGGGGTACTCCCGGTGACCGTGACTATCTTCTCATCCAACACACAGGTAACCCGACCCACAGGGCAGCTACAGGCTACCTTCGATCCTGAACAGGACTGGGACGTGGACTGTCACGTTACTGGTAGGTACATCGGTATCCGATTCTCATGCGATGGTGAATTCCAGTTAGATGGATACACGCTCGTATGGGAGAAAACAGGGCAGCAGTAATGGCTAAAGCTAAGCTCAGGTACGTACCTCAGCCCAATATACCTGACGATGAACAAGGGAGGATCAAGTACTTAAGTGATGAACTTAACAAGATCGCGTTCCAGTTTGAAAACGGTACTTCGGCGGGTGGAGGTACAGATGACATATTTGCTGGTGCGGGCACAGTTGGTCTGGTACCTGATCCGATTACAGAGCAAGCGTGGTTCCTCAGGGATGACGGGTCATGGGCAGCAGCCGCTGGACCAGCAGGCCCACAGGGTCCTCAGGGACCGGAAGGTCCCCCGGGGTCAAGCGGACCGCAGGGTCCTCAAGGTGAGGTAGGACCTAGGGGTCCACAGGGTATTCAGGGTGTTCAGGGTATTCAGGGACCAGAGGGTCCTCAAGGCCCCATAGGACCCAAGGGAGACCCGGGCACTGACGGTGCGGATGGTGCAGAAGGACCAGAGGGTCCAGCCGGTAATCCGGGTCCACAGGGACCTCCCGGGGTAGACGGTGGTGGTAACACTGATGTAACCATTACCCAGCCCGGTCACGGGTTCATTGTACTCCAAGCCATACGGTGGGACGGTAATGAATTCGTACTGGCACTGGCAGATACCAAGGAGACCACAGCACTAGGTATAGTGGTACAGGCAGTGGACGCTGATACTTTCATCTACAGTATCACGGGTAGGTACCAGTATCCGCATGGTCTCCAAGAGGATGAGTGGTACTACCTCTCGGATACAATACCCGGTGCCGTAACGGGCATTGAACCGGACATCAGCCAGCCCCTGATCTATGCTGAGGACGAGAACTACTTCAGCGTGTACCCGTACCGACCCAGTTACCCGACTGACCTCGATGTCCCTATCTTTGAAGGGGCAGGTAGTACTGGTCTCGTACCGGACCCTATCACAGAGACAGGTAAGGTCCTCTCGGATTCGGGTGAGTGGATAACTGCACAGGCTGGGTACGCAGAACTTGATGGGGGCTTCGCTAATGCAGTGTACCTCTCAACACAAATAGTCGATGGAGGCTTTGCCTAATGGCATCAATCATACAATGGAGAAGGGATACCGCAGCTAACTGGATAGCGGCTAACCCTATCCTTGCACAGGGTGAAGCTGGCCTTGAGCTTGACACTGGGTACTGGAAGCACGGTGATGGTGTTACTGCGTGGGTCGATCTCCCGTACACTGGCACTGGTCCTGAAGGTCCTATTGGTCCTCCCGGTCCTGATGGTCCTCAGGGTCCTGTAGGTCCGGGTGTAGCTGGTGGTGGACAGGCAGGACAGGTACTGACCAAGGTAGATGGGACTGAGTACAACACGGTCTGGGCTGACGCACCAGAGAACATACCCCTCCCTCCCGAGGACACTACTCCGTACTCAGGTGTCAACACTGGTGGGGTATTCTCGTGGGCCAAGGACAACCTGAACAACCTGTCCAACGTAGACGTAGACTCAGCAACACAGGGCGAGTATCTGTACTACGACGAGGCGACCTCAACGTGGAAGTCCAAGATTTCTGTATCGGCACTGGGCATCATCGAGTTCGATTACCGGTGGTCAAATGCTCCTAACACTACCCCGTCTACTGGTCAGATAAGCTCGGACAACGCTGACCCTGCACTGGTCACCACGATATACGTCAACGAGACATCCAACCCCGGCAAGGACCTGTCCCTGTTCTGGGACAACATATCGGCTGGGGACTGGCTGAACTACAACGCTCCGGGTGCTGCTGATGTACGCAACTCCTATGACGTGACTGGGACACCTGTAAAGACCGGCGAGGTGTATGCTATCCCTGTCACTGTTTTCAACGTGACCCCGTACCTCCCGGGTAACAACAACCAAGTCTCGATATTCCTTCGCTTCGGTGTAGAGGCAGGTGGAGTGGGTTGGGAATACGTACCCGGTACCAGTGAGGCTGACCTCCAGAACACTAACCCCGGATTCGTGGGTATCGGTCTAAACCCACTTGCTCGGCTCCATGTAGACCAGATTGCCCGCATCAGTCGGAATAACTTGCAGGCAGGCTTGCAGATGGTCCGCGTAGTGGCCCCAGACGCTACAGGTGTCTTGGATGGTGCTGAGTTGGCCCGTATAGACCTGCGGGGAGGATGGGGGACAACTACCTCGACGGGTGCCAGAATCTCTGGAGTAGCCTCCGAGAACTGGACCGAACTCAGCAACCCGGCAGATATTATCTTTTCCACTACTCCGTCAGGGTCAGCGGCACCCGTTGATGTAGCTCGGATTACCAAGGACGGTAAGCTGGTTGTTGGTCCAACGACTCCCAATGCGCTATCGCGCTTTACTGTAGTCAATGACAGCTCCTCTGGTATTGGTGGTGCTGCTGCCTTCGGCATCTCCTCGCAGTCCTTCGGAACACAGAACTCGACCTTCAACCTTATATCTGCCGAGGGAACTCCGGCAGCACCGACTCCAACGGTAGCGGACAGGACGATTGGGACGTTGACCGCTCGCGGATTCGATGGGACCAACTACTCGAACTCGGCAGCGATTCAGTTCAAGTCCAAGGGGGAGTACGCCCCTGACGCGACCCCGTGCGAGATAAACTTCAGGGTTTCTGGTGATACTGGCACACTCGTAACGCAGATGACGCTGGACAAGGACGGTAACCTCGGACTTGGTGTCGAACCGGAGGCTGGTTTCCATACGTGGAACAAGACCATGCGCCTCGAGAGGGACATCGGTCACTATATGTACCTGAGACGTGGACCGGAGGGGACTATCCCGCTGGACAATGATGTACTCGGTGTCATTGGATTCCAAGGCTACCAGAACGCAACCGCTGCCGCTATCGGCTCGACGTGGAAGGTGTCAGCGGACGGTGACTGGGCAGACGGGAGCGCCCCCACCAAGATTGAGTTCTCCACAACCGCTGACGGAACCACAACCCAAGTAACTCATCTCCGTATTGATTCAGACGGTTGGATGTCATTCGGTGGTGCTGGACAGGAACCGACTGACCAGTTCACCTTCTTTGGGACAACGCGGGTGTATGGACGGCAGCGCTGGATGCAGACCGATGGAGGCTGGGACCAGACGTACCTCGCATCGACTGACTTCACTTCTGACATATTCAGGATTTTCCGTGAGAACGCTCCTGCTGGTGGTGGTGGTCTCCCCATCCTGACCTGTAACGTAAGGACCGGTCAGATTCAGGGTGTGGTCAACAACAACGTAGTCAACCCAGCCGCTACCTCGTTCACGTACCTGACGCAAGCTGAGTACGATGCTATCCCCACCAAGGACCCACTCATCTTTTACATCGTGGTCGGCTAATGTCACAGGTTATCTGCGAACTCATCACCGTGTACCAACCCGTGGGACAGAACGTCTCACTGGATGTTACCTACCCGGGATTCGGGCAGGCTAAGTACATGCAGGTGTGGGTCGGTAACGCACAGGCCAATCAGACCATGCAGGCCAACCTGAAGGGCGGTATCGGTGCATTCGATGGGACCCGTATGCGTTGCATTGGATACAGTTGTGGTGGTACCGGTAACGCAATCATTCCGAATGCCTCTCGTATCCACGGATGGACCGAGGCTGTACTCATCCCCAACAACGATGGGACTGGCTATGTCTGCCGTGCCACAACTGAGTGGATTACGGACGGGGTGCGGTTCAACTTCGAGACCAACAACGTAGCCCGTATCATGTTCGTCCTCCTCTGGAAGGGTGACGGCATCAAGAACGTAACCGTCCGCCACGGTATCGCCAACGGTACTACCCCAGTGGTCGAGACATTCCCCGGGCACCCGGTGGACACCATCTATGCCTTCAGTGCCTCCATTATTACTGAACCGAACCTTGTGGGTGTAGGCAACCTGTTCAGGCTTGAGGGGATGGCCTGTAGGGATAACCAGAGAGTGCCCGGAGGTACAGGGACCGGACCAATCCAGAGAAGCTCCAGCTTCTACAATAGTAATTCTGTGCACCCATCCCTCGCCCGTAGCTACTTCGGTACGGACTGCATCATCGCCCCTATCAATAACACGACCTCGGCTACGGAGCCAATGTACAAAATCTCCGTGACCAGCTACGACCCGACTGGGTTCACCTTCGTGGGGAGTAACACCAGTGCCAACTGCTGGTTTATGTATGTCGCGGTGGAGTACGAGCCTGATGTGGTCTGGCACTGTAGCGGCAGGACGTGGTTGACGACCGAGACTGTGAAGGCTAACTACATCGAGC